AATAATATTACTTGCAACCTTGTTAATTATTTTATAATGCTGTCAATAGATGGAAAGGATAAAAGGTTATTTAGAATACAAGCTAGATTTAGAGCTATGCGGTGTAAATACCTTTGAAAGAGATGATAAAATTAGAGAAAGATACGAACAATATCTCAAAAATAAACAGCAAGATATTAAAACTAATTCCAAAAAAGATAATAACAAAAAGAGATAGTATAAATTATGCTAGAACGCTTTGGAATATAAAGAAAGGAAGACAACATGAAAACTAAGAAAACAATCAAGAAGAAAAATAAGAAAGAAAATGAGGTTACTAAGTATTTAAAAAATAAATACAAAGCTAACAAAGGTATGAAAATTAAAGACTTAGGTGATGGTATGACAGAAATATCTTTTAGATAAATTGAAGGAGGATTGGGGGTTTAGAAAGAAAGGTGAAGAAACCCCCATATCCTGAATACCTAGATATTGTATGTTAACTTATTTAACATACTTCATCTTGAGTTTATTAGCAATATTAATTTCATACCTATTATCCTTTTCAACTTCAGCCCAATACTCACCCACTATCTTATCAATAACTTTTTCAGGTGTATTCTTGTTTTTAAGAAAGCTAATAAGGTTAGTCAAGGGGGGGTTTTTAGCCTGATTATTTCTATTTCGTTCTATAGCTCTTTGATAGTTAAAATTAGAAGACTTTCTAATTTTACTTAATTCATACTGTATAGTTTTTATTGGTACATATTTAGTCATATTACTAACTAGTTATATATTTATATTATATCTTTATTAAGGTACATTTATTACACCACCGATTTGCATTCATTACACCACCGACAGACCCCTTGTTAATAAGATGTTAACTATTTATAACCTTTATCCCCTTCTTATTCACAAAGTTATCCCTCAATCTTTGGTTGTATCTATTCTTCTGTTTCTGTGCCATAACCTTACGCAATCTTAAGTTGTCTTGCAATATAGATTGAAAATTAGTATCGCCTCTAAAATAATATTTGTTGCTTTTATTCTGACCCCTATTTACCCATGTAATATAGCCAAATAGTTGTAGTCTGTCCAAAGCTCTCAGAACTGTCCTATTGTCCTTTATTTTAAGTTTTCGTTTTAGATAGGCATAGGAAGGTGTACATCCTTTAGGTGCGTTCTCAAGCCTTCTCAGAAGCATATAGAGGCATTTCTCAGTAGATGTTAGCACCTCATTATCTAATAATGAATGCTCTACTTTTAAGAATGGTTCTAAACTAGGTTTCATTTATAAATTCTGTAATAGGTTTAAGACTTTCAATAGGTACAGACCAAACATGAGGTCTATCTTGATTGAAATCTGTCCACTTGCCATATTTCCGACAATCTTTTGCCTGTATGTAGCCATAGAAATAAAAGGTTGGGCAATCATCACCAACATAGAAGTAATAATCTTCAGGTTTATGTCCTTGTCTTATAATAAGTGATTTGTTTGGTTTTGAATATAGCTGTGATCTGACTTGTACTGGTTTATTATCTATGATTAAATCCTTACCATGAAAATTGTTAACTGAATGTGAAAAATATGATTTCATTTTTTTAGCCAAAGCCATTTCGCAAAGCGTACCTGATACACTCTTTCCCCACTTTTGATAGCGGTCAAACTTAGCACCATGACCCCATTGAATATTTTGTCTTAGACTTTCCACTTCCCTGACAATCCCAGTTGAAGCACCTGATAATATTTCTTCCCAATTTAAATCCACCTTTTCGACACTCATTTATATTAGATATATTATTTTAAAAATAAATCAAATAAAACTATTGACTTAATTGTAAATAATTTGTAAATACTTTTTTAGATGGAAGAAAGATTTACAGATTTAGCTTTTACAACAGGTGATTTTAATAAAGCAACAACCTCACCTAGTCAAACAGCATTAACTAATTGGATGTGGTATAACAAATATCACTTATTTCCATACTTAAAATTCAAACAAGAAAAACCATCTATTAGTTTTAAAGCTGGTACTTTTATCCATGATTGGTTTCAAAATATATTAATAGGTCAGGCAAAGATTGATGATGTGGAACTTGCTTTTAAAACTCACATAGAACAATTTGATTTTGAAGAAAAAAATAAAATGAAAGCACAATTTATTTTAAAAAATATCAAAGGTTATGTGTCAAGGCATTTAGAAGCTATCAATGAAGTGTCCGATAATTTTTCAGGATGGTCTTCAGAAAAACCTTTCTCTGATTGGTATGATGATAAGTATATGGGTCAAACATTAAACCTTGCCAATGAAGGTTATATTGATTGTGTTAATAATAATGAAAAAAAAATAACTGAACATAAAAATAGATTTGGTAGTGTAAGTTTAAAACCATTAAAAAAACCTAAGAAAGATGATAAGCCAAATGAAAATAGAATTGGGGATTGGGTATATTCTAAATCTCAACAAATAAAATACCCTCAATTTACTCATTGTATTCAAACAGCAATCTATTCAAAACATTTTGATTATAAATATAAACCTTATTTAATTTATGTAGGAGATAATGATTATACTATCTTTACCCCTGATAATTGTTGGGAACTTACCCCTAAAGGACTTCAATATTTTTTTAAAAAATTCATACAAATAAATATTCAAAGACAAGAAATGTTGAGGATGGCAAATGGAGATATGAAAAAACTTGCTATGATTATTGGTGTGGATTGGTCAGAAATTAGAAACTACAAATCTAATTTTTTATTAGAGAACTACCATGAAGAAGATATGCAAAGGCTAGAAGATTTTTATGAAAAACTATAAGGAGGAAAATGAACTTTAGAGAAACTTGTATTGAGTTTAATAATTTATCAAAAAAGAAAAAGGTATCAAATAATGGTGTGCCTTTAAGAGCAGTTATGATTTACAATATTATTTGCAAAGAAAAAAAGGAACTATCTTTAAAAGATATAGAGCATAAATTTTATGATTACTATCGTTCAATTGTTCCTAATGCTTCTATATCTAGATGTGTAAATGTTTTAAAAAAATTAGGTTTAATTTTTAAACAAGAAGATGACATGGACACTAGACAAAAAATTGTAAGACTTACTTATAATGGTAATCAAATAAAACATAAATTAATTTTACAAACAGGATTGAGTAACGAAAGGAAAAATAATGACTGACAAAGTAATGATGGAACTTGCTAAGATGCAAACTGAACTAAGAAATCTTAGACAAGACAATAAAAGATACTCACAAATGTTAATAGATAGAGATGATAAATTAAGAGTTATTGATGACAAGTATAAAGAAAAAATACAAAAACTAAAAGACGATATAGCATTTAAAGACAGGATGCTTGAAACATTAAGACCAAAACCAAAAATAAAGAAAGGAAAAAATGTCAAATAATATATATAAAAAACTAAAGTTAGCTTCCGCTGACGCTAGGATGGTTAAGAAAACTGAAAAGAAAGGTGGCATGAATTTTAATCCCTTAGAACATGATGCGGTTCAAGCTGTTGCTATGGAAGCATTAATTAAAAATGAATTATATCCATACTGCACATACAAAGATTTTACTATTGAAGATGATTTTGTCAGAACTACTTGCAAGATGACTATTGTAGATTTGGATGACCCTTCTTCTTCTATTGAAATTGAAACTCATGCTATTGCTAAGAAAGATAAATATGGTTCAGGTAATTGTATGTCTTATGCAAGAAAATATGCTTTTTTAAATGCTTTAAATTTAAAAACTGGAATGAAAGATGATGAGGAAGAAGCAAAGGATATGGAAGATGGATATAATGCTAAACCATTTACTACTCAATTATCTAAAACAGTTATGAAAGAAACTAAAATAGATGACATTTATATTGCAACTCAATTAGATGTTATTGAACAAAATAAAGATAACAAGAATTCTACAGTCTTGAAAAGTGAATTAGAAAACCTCAAGACTAGAATAAGTAAGGCTGGAATTTGGGATGCGTTTTTCAAGTCTGATAACTTTAAGAAATTTAACGCATTAAGAATCAAACATAATAATAAAAGGAGTTAAACTATGGCGTTTGAATTAAAAGAAGGAGAAGGATTTTTGAATAGAGATAATGAAAATCCTGAAAAGTTTTGGGGATCGTTTAAGGTCAGCCAAGATTTAAAACAAGGAGATACAATCAATCTTACTGAATGGATTAATACCAAACCAGATGGAAAGATTGTTCACAAATTACAAGAAAGAAAACCTAAACAAGCATAACTTGTAATAGATGGGGTGGTGGGTTTTTTTTGCTCCCTCAAAGTTAGTTAACTGCCACCCCTTTTAATTATGGATTTAATTGTTTTAAATGATGGTATTTATAATTTGTACCCAGTAACAAAACAGATGTTAGAAAATATAAAATTAGTTGGTTCTATAAATTGTTTTGATCTTTGTGAAATACTTAGATTAAAATTAACAACTTATGCTGATGTGCCATTCAATGAACATATTATGAATGATGGAAGCGGAAGTTTTTATGGATGTATTTGTAAATAAAATAAAGGAGAATGTATGTCAGACGACAATGTTAAATGGATAGATATAGGAGAAAAAATGGTCAAGCAAATGCTTGAAAAAAAACAAATGGAATATGGTGATTTTGATAAGAACGCATACATTATTGCAAACTTTATTCAATCAACATTAGAAGTAATTAATGGACATAAAATTAAAGTACCCATTACTATTGTTCCACAGCTTATGATTGTATTAAAATTAACCAGAACAATTGATGATGGAAGTAAACAAGATATATACAAAGAAGATACTCATAAAGATATTGCAGGATATAATGATTTATTAAAGACTATGCTTAAAAATATGAAAGAGAAGGATGAATAATGGCTAAGATATTTTACAGTCCTAGAATAAAACAAATCATAGATTTTATGTCTGTTTATTATGATGAACATGATTGTTTTCCAAAATTAGATGAGATTGGTAAAGCATTAAACTTAACTAAACAAAGAGTTGGTATCTTATTAAAGAACGCTGAGAAGTTAAAATTGATAAAATCAGACAATGTTTTTATGAGAAAGTATATGTTGACGAAGCATATAAAAAACAGTAAATTAAAAGTCAATAATTACTATGAGTTGTAAAAAAATATATTACTATGAATTTACTGCAACTCTTGAGGAGGAATTTGATTCTGTTGAGAAGGCGGCAGGTCAAATGAATGCAACAGATAATGCGGTTGTAAAAGAAATAACCCATAAAAATCTAGTGCATTCAATTATAAAAAAGGAGGATGGGAATGAACCTAAGTAACGATATTCCTAGACTGTATGGAAAGCTACAAAAATGCCATAACAAGATCATGGCTTCTGTTGATACAAGAATGTGCGTTCATACACTAAAGGACTATGTAGAGTACAAACAATTAGTAAGAAGAATTGTTGATGCTCAAAATAAAGACGCAAAAGCTATCTACGAACAGTAAATAATTTTTGCTAAATATAAAAAAACAACAAGAAAGGAAGGCTATTCATGTCTGCAAAACCAAAAGATCCCAACAGTATTAGATTTAATACTCATGTTGGAACTAAATTAAGAAATTTAAGACTACTACATAAGATGAGTCAATCAGATGTTGCAAAGGAAATAAATGTTACCTTTCAACAAATTCAGAAATACGAAAAAGGTTACAATGGATTGAGTGCATTTTTAATGGGTTGGTTAGCTCATTTTTTTAATGTGCCAGTAAGTTATTTCTCAGATGGATTTAACTTTGAAAACTTTACTAGTCATTTAAAATATGAAGATAGGTTTCCTGAAATTAACAGATGTAATCAAGTAAGAAATGAAAAGTTATATCCTAATCCCAATTCATATAACGATATATCTGACTCATATATTGAGGAAGAAATCAAATCAATAGAACAATAAATGAAATCGTTAAGTCAGTCAGGCAAAAAGTTTGATTGGCTTAACGACAAAACAATTAGAGATGAAGACCAAGATCAATTAGATTATTTAGCTAATTTGTATAACAAAACCAAAGATAGTAAATATAAACAACAATGGTATGAATTGATTAAAAAAGTTGTTCGGCATATTTAATTATTCTTTCTATCATCCTCTCTCATACATTTATAATGAGCTTTACCTTTAGGATAAAAGGCTACAAAACTTTCTTGATTGGTCATGTTTTCGTTACAATATTTGCACTTACCAATATCAATAATAATAACTTTAGGTTTCTTCCAAAGTTTTTTATGTTTTGGCATAGTTAGGTTTCTTTCCTTTTCTTGATTTTCTTTCAGCTTTCTTTTTTCTTGAAACAGCAGAGGCTCTTTGACTAGCAGTCATGGATCTTGCTTTTGATAATGGAACACACTTAGGATAGTTCTTTCTTTTCTCACCTTTTGATCTTCCACAAGGAGGAAAGCCACCACCTTTTTTACGATTAGCTATGTCCACCCATTTCTCTGATGTCCACTTTCTTAAACTCATTTTCTTTTTTTAGTTTTCTTCTTTGGTTTTATTCTACCTGAACATACACCACTAGCATACATATTAGCATAAGCTGAAGGATAAACTTTAAACTTTCTTTTAGCGGCAGCTTTTCCTTTTGCACAAAGTTTAGCCATTATCTTTTCTTCTTTTTCTTTTTCTTCATAGCTTTAAAATCAGCACCAGTAATCTTATCTCTTGGCGGTGCAACTCTTGCTAATTTTTTTTGTTTTTTACTGTATTTACTAAATGGCATATTATTTTCCCTCCTCATACCCAATCATAAAAATGATTACACCTAGTTGTTATTTTTTATATTTCATTTTCTTTTTTTTCTTTTTCATTTTTTCTTTTGCTTTCTTTGCAGCAGCTTTACCTTTTTTAGTATAAGCATATTTTTTTCCATTTACCATTGGCATAATTTATCTCCTGTTGTTACCATTTTTTACAAGACCAATATCTTGCAGAAAATACATCTTTAGCTGTAGCACATTTATGTCTAGCTCTAAAACTTTTTCTTCTTGCAGGGATATTTTTTTTAATCGTCATGTTAGCATCCCCAAATCTTATAATCTTTTCTTTACCACCTTTACAAGCCTTGACTACAAACTTTTTACCACCTGATATTTGTCTTTTAGGTGAGTTGCATTTCATTTTAGACTTATCTATTGCCATGTTTTATAGCCTTCTTTATCTTTTGTTAGTGCTTGTCCTCTTGGATTTGGCGACCAAGATACATGAATCCAACCTGAATTTATATCAGATTCATCATAGTATTCAAGAATCGCTTGATCTATTGGAAGGTTTTCTATGATATGTTTAAATACTTTTTTATTATCTACACCTGGAATTTCAAAGTCTGCGGCAGCTCCATTGTTTGCACAATGTTGTGAAGTAGGTTTAGAACCTATTAACTCACATAATTCAGGTGATCTAAATCCTGAGGTAATTTTAATTGGTAATTCAAAGTCTTCTCTTAATGGCTGAAGAATGGTCTGGCAAAGATGTTTAATATTTTCTATTTGCTCTGCATTAGGTTCATTATCTATATTATTTTTTAAAGCTGTTTGAGATTGTGTCAT